TAGAATCTAGATGGCAAAGACTTAAAAGAGCCTTTAAAATAGCAAGTAAGAGTGAACATTGGTATTCAGAAATAGTATCCAATATGACAGAAGATGAACGCTCTTTAATGAATGAAAGTATAAGTGCTTTATCTTTAAAAAATTCATTTGATATCGGAGATTTAGATGCAAATAGAAGAGCAAATTATTTAGCAAAAAATGGATAGTCAATATTTGAAACTAATGTCGAAAATATTATGACTGAGTATATGGCTAAAGCTAAAGAAACTGAAAAACTAAATAAATTCTTAGTAGGGACTAAAGCACTATTATTTCAATTACATTTAATGGGAAATGATAGTAACGAAGCTAAAGAAATTATTGAAAAAGAATCTAAATTAATAAAAGAATATATTACTTAGAATGTTTTTAATACATCTACAATGGATCCTACTAATTAGAAATTAGTAGCTGCTGCTTCTGGATTGAAACAAGGAGTAACTTTTTTAAATTTAGCTGGAAACTTAGTTTCATTTTTTAGAGATATTATTAATGGATTTGGCGAGAATTTTTTAAGAACTGTAACTAAATTTTAGACTGATATTAAAGCATCTAATTTAACTAAAGCATATGAATATGTTATAGCTAATGGAAGATCTAACGCAATGAATATTAATTTATTAAGTAAACTAAATATTCGTTATAGATTATCTAATACAGATTTGGCTAGAATTAAAGAAAGGTTAAGGACAGGAAGAAATGGAGCATACAATTGGGATAACTGGGCATATTCTACGTTACGTACTCCTGACTTTTTAAATAGACTCACTTTATTTGTAGCAAGATGTATGCAAGATGGAGTATGGGAAGCATATAGCTTAGAAAATGGCGAACTAAAATATGATGTTAATAAAGATTAGAGATTTTAGCATTTTCTAAAAGATGATGTTAATCATCCAGATTATAAAAAAGAAAAAGCACTATTCATTCTTCATGTAAATAATTGGAATAAAGAACATCCTGATAAATTTATAGATTGGGCTGAAAAAATTCTTCCTGAACCATATTCAGATTAGGAAATATTAGCAATTAAAAATGTGGCTAATAATATTTACGGTTCTTATGATAAATCATTAAAAGCTCAATATGAACATACAGCATTAGGATGGGCATTTGGAATGTATACTACTTGGATGAATGGTATATGGAATAACTGGATGATGAAACCAGGTTAGTATAACATTCATAGAATGGAAACTGAAGTAGATACTGATGAAAATGGGAATCAGATTTATATGGAAGATAATGGAAATTTTGTAACTAGAGTACAAAATGAAGACGGAAGTTTTAACTTTATTGATAAAGATGGAAATTAGATTTCTGAAGATAATTTAACTCCAGTCTTAAAAAATGTTCCTGTCATTACTCAAGGTATTTGGTATACATTATGTGATGCTTTTTAGGTACTTAGATAGAAAGAAGGAGGAGGTTTAAAAGCTGCATATGATTATATATAGTCTAATGAAATTGATAAAAGAAATATGGCTTAGGCATTAGATTCTCTATTAATAGCGTTATTATTTATGCTTTTATTTACATTTGCTTTAACTCCAGCTTATAACGAATCTAAGAAAAAATCTAGTGACTTAAATAAGGGAGCTAAATTAATGGCATCACTTACTTATAGATCGTTGAATGGAGCAAGAGATTCATTTGCTGGACCACTTAATGTAGTAGAATACTTTGGTGAACAGATGGATCCTCCAATGTATAAAGTTCCAATAAAACTAATAAAAGATACAGGAAAAACAATTTTTGGAGATAAAACATTTCAACAATTGATTACAGGTAATATTGCAATGGCAAGAACCTTTAAAGATATTACTTAATTTAAAAAAATAAGGGCTAATCAAGGAGATAAACTCCCTGACTAGCCCTTTTTTTATTATAAATTTTTAAATTTTTCATTAAGTTCATTTAACTCATTATTGATAAGTTCAATAACTTTATTTTGTATATCTTCTGGAAATTTTTCAATTTCATTAACACATAAAACAGTAGGATTATAAGTAGATGCACTTGAATAATATTGTTCAGTTCTACTCTCAGGCCAAGATACACAAACTCTCGCGTCTTTTTTCTTAATCTTATCTAATATATTTTCTAACTGTGAAATTTCACTTTTTAATCCTTTTGCTTCCAAAAATTTAATTTCTTCCATAAAAATTTTAAATTTAAGAATATTTTTAGCGTCTCTGATGAGTTCAAATTATAAAAATGAACAAGTCTCCATCGAGTAAAAAATCTTTCGTCGTAGAAAAAGAATAAGCCCGAAACTATCTATTACAGATAATTCCGGGCTTATTTATTAATATTTTTTATTCAAAAATGAATTGAAATATACATTACGGTCTTCACCAGGATATAAAGCCATAAACATTGTAAATAAAAACACATTAAGTACTGGAACAAAAAATACTATTATACTTATAAGTATTAACCACAAAGGATACTTGTGTCTTATATCCTTATCTGTAATTTTATACTTTGTATATCCGTACTTTGTTTCAATTTCTGTTTTTTCATATGTATGAAATATAATTGTATATAATAGTATTCCTGCTACTATATACAAAATCCAAAAGAAAATAATTCCAATCATAATTACTTAACAAATTTATTCATATCAAACATCATACTTTGACTTCCCATAACTGTAGGAAGTTCTCCATTCCACTTTTCTATCCAATCTTCTTGTACTATCATAGGACTAAGAGAAGCGGCAATTGTTCTATTATAATATGCTTCTGCATCAGCTTTAATCTTAGTTGCTTCTGCTGCTCCCTTTGCTTTAGCTATAGCAATTTTAGCATTAGCTTCAGCTTCTTTTACCTGATTCTCAGCCTTCAATGCACTTTGCACAGCTTTATTCTTAGCATCAATCATTTCACTTAATGACTTAGGAGGAGTAATTGCACTAGTAAATTCTTCTACAATAAATCCTTCTTCTCTAAGACTCTTTTCTAATCTTGTGCGTACATCAGCTTCAAATCTAGCTCTGTTTGACATTAATGAATCAGAGGTATAAGCATTACCACAAGTTCTATAAGCTTCATAGATACAAGTTCTAATATATCCATTCTCTAAGTCTTTAATTGGTTTACGATATTTTACAAAAATATCACAAGCCTTATCAGGATCAATTCGATATGCTATTTGAGGATCCATTGTAAAAATAGATGCATCCTTAGCATTAATTGTAAATGCTTCATAGTTCTTTCTTTGAACAGAAACCGGATAAGTAAAAACTCTTTCTGTAATAGGATTATACCAAACCCATCCTTTAACAGTTCCTTCTACTCCACCATAAGATTCTGTTGAACCACTAAATTTCTTAAATTTAATTCCAATTTCACCTGAATCTACAGTTGTACAACTTGCAAATAATACTATTGCCGAAAGCAACATAAAAATAATTTTCTTCATAATAAATTATTAAATTTTAAATAAGATATTTCTAATTCATCTTCAACTGTTTTAATCTGATAATTGAGTAAACTTTGTGCTACATCTAGAAGATAACATTTTTCTTCATCAGAAGCAGGATCATTTACGTCAACATCTCTAATAAAATTAAGTAATCGAATAGCAAATGTTTTATCACTTACTATCCGATTATCAACTATTGGATTTAAAGGTAACATTTTTACACATTATATATTGTCTACCACAGGTAGGACAATCTAGGTTATATTGAGGAGGTATAGAAGTTAATACTTCATTAATATTAACTTCTACCTCCTTTCCGCATTTTGGACATTTGCCAAAACCTTTTAATTGTATTTCTTCCAAAACGAATAACATTTAGTACAGATTCCATCATATTTAATATATTCGAAATCTGTTAGTGGTTTTCCACATTCTTCACAATAATGTTTCTTACTCATATCTCTAAATATAAAGGTTCATATACCATTTCATAGTTTTCATCTAATAAAGATACACAAGCTGTCTTTGTTCCATCATAATCAACTAAATTATGATCAGTAGAATGGAGATGTCCAGTAAAATGATATTTAGGTTTCTTTTCTTTTACTACTTCAGCTAAAGGAATATTACCTATGTGTTCTCCTGTAGCCCAGGGAACTTCCTGTAATAATATATCATTTCTACCATATGGAGCATCATGAGTAATTAAGAAATCTACATTTTTTGGCATAAGCTCAAATTTCTCTCTTTCATAATCATCATCATGCATAAATGCCCATCTACCAAATTTATGACACAATGGAGAACCCCAAATTGTATATGTTATACCAGATTGATTATCTAAGTATTCAGCACCTTCATCATAGAGTATTGTTATATTAGTTCCTAATAGAGAATCTTTTATATCTAGATTGATTTGCTCTAATAAAAAATCATGGTTCCCACCAACAAAATAAATTTGATTAGCAGGTTGATTATTACACCATTTAATAAATTCATTTTTGAACCATTTAAATGATTGAAAAATATTAGATTGTATTCTTAAAGGAACAATATCTCCACATATAAATAAGATATCCACGGGTTCAATGGATAATCCATCAAATTTCCCGTGAATATCACTAATTGCACAAATTTTCATTCAATATGTAATGCTAATTCATCATCGTCTACATACATAGACTCTTTATCTAATGTTACATAGAGATCTGCTATATCTCTAACCACATCTAGATTACCATACTTACTTTTGGTCTTATCTAGGAAAGATATTAATTCTGATATTTTCATATTAATCCCACCAATTTTCTATATAATGATGTAAATATTTCCAAAATAGAGCTTTAGCCTTATACTCTCTAATAGTAGCATTTCCATACATAGTCCAGAATTTTCCTCCTTCATTTGAGAATTTATCAAATAAATAACTTTTAGGAAGGAATCTTTTACAGTTTCTTGTATTTACATAAGTCTTTAAATCTGTATCTAAAACTATATCAGTTTTATATCCAGCTTTAAGAATATTTAAAGCTACTTGAATTTGTTTAGCATATTTCTCTTCATCAACAACAATATGATGTGTTGAGAAATATTTCATCATTTTAGTTAATTTAAATTCGATTATATCAAATAAGTAATCGAAATCCCAGTCTTCGTCTTCTCTAATTATTGGATACCAGTCTTTAATTCGTTTGAGCAGCATATAGTTCTTTAATTAAATCTTTATGATTAAAAGCCCACTTATATGCATCAATTTGCCAAAGTGGAATAAAGTATATATTAGAAACTTCAGATTTATCAACAGGATTGAGTCTGTCACAGAGTTCTTTTAAAGAATAATTTCTTAGATTTAGAACATATCTAAAACCTATATTTTGCCTTTTATCACTATCTGGTTTATCCATTATGCTTACAAGTTTAAAATCACTTGCATTAAACTCTAATCCAGTTTCTTCAAAAAGTTCTCTCGCTGCTGCTTCAGCTATAGTTTCATCATAATCAACATATCCACAAGGCATACACCAGCATCCGACATATTCAGGATCGGGAGTATTTTTACTTCGTTGTACAGCAAGTATTACAGGATCACATTCATCATCTTCTGCAATAACTAATACTACAACTGTAGCTGCTCTAGAAATCCAGTATTCTTTTCCAGATTCGTCTTTAATTGGAAAGTTTTTCATATCTTTTCTAAACTATTTAATTTAATGAAATTATTAAGTATTTTATCTCCATCAGATGAAATTATACCATTTATAAGTAATTTAGGTATTATTCCTCCATCTAACATATTTTGTACAGTATCTTTAACACATCCGTCTCCAGATATTCCACATACTACAAAATCTGAATCAGAGCTAGCTGTAGCTATGGAATCAAAATAATATTTAGGTTTTGGAAAATCATCTGAGGATACATCTATATCAGAGAAAGCTCCAAGTGGATCAACTTCTCTTAACTCACCTTTTAAATCAAATTCAAAATTAAGTTCAAGAGATTGTACAAACTTTAATAATTTAGGTTCTATACAAGCTCCTGGAGTATGCTGAACACAATGACTAGGATATTGTCCACCATATTTCTTAAATGAACAGTGATTATACGGATGCCAATCTAGAGTAAAAATAATTTTTTCAATTTCATTTTTGTTACTTTTAATGAATTTTTTAATTTCTTCTACTACATTCTTGGCACCTTTCACAGTCATAGTGCCCGTGATAAAGTCATTTTGACAATCTACAATTACTAAAGTAATCATTTTTAATTTAATTTAAAAAGTTAATAGATATTAATCTTCTTCATAAAAGATGGTTTCTTCATCTATTATAAAGTTATTTTGTTTTATCTGAGTTAATAGATGTTTATAGAATGGAGATTTTTTAAATTCCTCTATAATCTCACGTTCATTATTTCCTGGAAGTTCTAAATCAATAGATCGACTAATACAAAAACTTACTGTAATCATAGTTCATAAATATATGTTGGTTGTCCAAATAAACTACTACATAAATGAAATAGTTTTCCACTTGGAGATGTACATTTAGTACAAAAATTACATTCTTTTCCAGTATAGTCATAATCACGTTCAAATATCCATTTTGAATTATTTAAACATTCTATTAACAATCTTCCAGGAATATAATTTCCAAGATTCATCTCATTTATTTCTCCTGTATCTAAAGCATGTAAAGTATTCATAATTGCACACTTTAAATGTAAGACTCCGTTATATAAATCGTAATCAATAAATTTATTCATAATTACATTCTGGATCGTAGGGATCTACAGTACAATCCCTGTCATTACAATAATTACGGATACTTCCGTCAGGTCTTTTTTCCTCACGAAAGTATCCACAATGATAACAGTTTGAATATCCCATATTAACAAAATTCAGTTGATGTTGAAAATCTTAAACCATCTGAGAAGAAATCATTCTTATATTTAGATAGTTTGTATCCTAAACTTTCTAAGAAGTCAGTATATTCATTTTTACAAGAATAGACTTTTTCATCTGGATGTGCTAAATCATAAGAATCAGAATCCCAAGCTTCCTTACCATTCCAAGTAACCCAATCTACAGCTTCATTAAAAAATTTATCTTTATCTAACTTTTCATTATATTCATTAAAGATTTCTACGTTTTCTCTATCAATAAAGGATTTTATTCCTTCTTTAGTTAATGGATATAGATAATAAGCACTATCTGGATCTCTGATAAATTTATATACAGAATGTCCTGGTTCTATTTCTACTTTTTCAGTATGACCATTTCTTATTAAATAGATATTAGGATTCCATAAAAATTTCCATCCACCAGAGCATTTACCTAAATGAATTACACCTCCTGGTATATCATTCATTTCATAAGGCTCAAATGAACCATATAATTTAGCAATCTTGTGGTTGATAGATGGAAAATCATTAATATCTATTAATTCTTTCAATTTTGTTTTATCTTCTTCTGAAGGGATAATACGTGCATAATAATTAGTTCCCATGTTTTAATTGACTCATTAAAAAGCCCATCCAACCTAGACAAGCCATTGTTTTAAAATAGGTTATATTCTCACTTCCACTAATAATAATAACAAATATTAAAATTAAGTTTAATGTTGTTAATATTATGTCTATATTATTTTTCATATTATCTTATCTCCTTACCACATACTGTACATTTATAACCATTAACTTTATTTCCAGAAACTTTTTCATTAAAAAGTCTCATTCCAGGTCCATAAACTTCATCTTGAAATTCATGTTGACAATTACAGTGCATTACTCTAGTCATTATAAATAGATTTAA